TAGGATTCGAGACATCTGAGCAAGAAAGCGCTAGAAAAATGGAAGAGGCCGGACAAGCTTTTCAAGATAGAGTAGCAGAATTAATAGACTCCCAAGACCAAAATTTGGCGGCTAGGCAAGAGGCTGATAATAGGGCTGCCGAGGAGCGAAAACGAGCAGATATAGCCAATGCCGAGCAACTAAAAGAGGCTCTTAATTCTGCAGCAGTAGAGGCAGCTAAGACTATATCTAATTCTGATTTACCAACTAAACTATCTGATTCATTAATTGATGCAGGTAACATAGTTGCAGCTGCAATTTCAAGTGCCGCAGACAATTTAAAATCTGCAATGGCGGGCGGCCCTGCAATGCCGGACGTCCCTAATGGGGGAACAGTCCCTGATATGGAAACACCTCCAAGCGACGACGTTTACCTGAACAGTGCTAAGTGGTTGGGTGAAAAGGTATCTGACTTCTTTAACGCCGTCGTCAATTTTCCGGGAGTGTATGGGGCTGAAGTAGATGACTTCTACAAAAAGGTTTATTCGCGGAATAATGAAGAAGATTCGCTTCCCGTAGTTGGGCCATTACAGAGCCTACAAAATGATCCTCTTAGCTTTACACCTATTTTTCAAGATCAAGGCCCTCTTCAAGGCCCTCTTCAAGATACTTCTGTTTTTAAAGATATTTCTGATAATATCAATGAGAGCAAATTGGAAGCAATCAATCAAGTAGTTCAGTCAACATCAACTAACCAAAAGCTTGAAGATCAGAATATGAAGGTGGAGAGCCAAACCCAAAAAATTGCCGAGCAAACCCAAGCTATTTCCCAAGTTACTGTAGAGGGTGCAGGTAAGATATGTGAATGTATAAATGCTGCAACTGATAGGCTAGTACAAGCTTTTTCTGGGGCTTCTCAAGAGATCAAGCCCTCAGCATTAGGCGAAGATATACCAAAATTAGATTCTAATTTGGTAGATCAAGGACTACAAAACTCAGAAACGGGAGAACTCTTAGCAGATCCTCCTGTTCCTGGAGCTGGTACCACACCTGTTGGAGACCAGGCTCAAGCCGCAGCACAAGGCACTGGATTTATTGGTAAGCTGAAAGGGGCTTTTGGTGGCTTCGGTAAAAAGATTAGTGGCCTATTCTCAAAAGATGGCGGATTCTTAAAAGGATTTGGGGATATTTTTAAGGGAGGACTCGAGGGTTTTGGAGGAATATTCGATGGACTTCTAGGGGGCCTTGGGGGTATATTCCAGAACTTGGGGGGTCTCTTCGGCGGAATGGGCGGAGGCGGATTAGGTGGTTTACTAAGCCTTATACCCGGAGTAGGCCCAGTATTAGGAGGAATCGCTAGTATATTCGGATTCGCAAACGGTGGATATACTGGAGGATTTAGAGCAATGGCCGAAGGGGGTATAGTAAAACAGCCCACCCTTGGTCTAATAGGAGAAGGAAAGTCTAATGAGGCTGTGGTTCCACTCCCTGATGGAAGAAGAATACCTGTAGATATGTCTGGTTCATCTGGACAACAAAACAACAACGTGTCCGTTAACATTAATATGGAGGGTGGTCAGGTGTCTGGGGAGAATGAAGAGTCTCGGGGACAAAATTCAGCCATGTTAGGCAGACTAATAGCAGGGGCAGTTAAGAGAGAACTACAAGATCAGCAACGTCCAGGAGGAGTTTTAAGTCCATATGGTAGGAGTAGTAGGTAATGGCTATAGGATTACTTCAGTCATCAGGATCATTTATAGATGGATTTACCCGTCCCGTAGTTCCTGATAGAAACTATAAGAGAACTAGAAAGCCTAATATTAGAGTAACTAAATTTGGGGATGGGTACGAGCAAAGAAAACCCATAGGAATAAATAACATTCAAGAAACATATACTCTTTCCTTTGTTAATAGACCAGATACTGAGATTGATGATTTAAATAGCTTTTTTGAGGAGCTAAACTCTACGGATACATTAATATTTAGAGATGAAGATTCAAATGGTCCCAGCCCTACACAAGATATAGTTGTTGTTTGCGAATCTTGGGACGTTACAACCCCTAACTCAGGTGTTAGATCTTTAACAGCAACCTTTAGACGAGTATATGAGGCTTAAATAGTGGCTAATATTGATGATTTAAATGATGACCTACAGAAACAATCAGTTTCAGCTCAAGTAGAGTTGTGGGAATTGGAGCTGTCTTCTGGTAATTTTGCGTATTTTTATTCTGGCTTAGATTCAGATTTGGGAGAAGTTCAGTTTAGGCCCAGAGCCGGAGGAACTCCCATAAATACCTACGAGGCTATGCCAATTCAGGGAGAGGGTTTCTCTTTACAGTCTGATGGTCCTAGTGCTAGACCTAAGCTAACAGTGGCCAATATATTAACCACTTTTTCAGACGCTTTGGGCGGTTTACAAAACAAAGACTTGCTTGGAAAAAAGATATACAGAAGAAGAACTCTAGAAAAATACCTATATGATAATGACACCAGCGATCCTGCTGTGGAAATGCCGGTGCAGATGTATTTTATAGACCGAATAGCTGAAGAATCCATATTACAAGTGCAGTTTGAATTAGCTTCCCCATTTGATTTGGCTGGTATAAAGCTACCAAAAAGAGTAATTCTTGGAAACTCTTGCAGCTGGAAGTATCAAGGGGCTGCACCAGAAGTAGCAGCTGCTGATAAACAAGGAGCTTGTAGTTGGAGTCAGAAGGGTATTATAAATATAGGGGGCACAAATAGAAATGTATACTTCAACAAAGATGACGAACCCTTAATTTCTAACTCCACGGGTGTAACCGCCCACAGTGGGGGTACTATAACTGAAAATCAAATATATAGCACAAATGCAGATACCTCAAGAATACAAAAAGTTAATGCAGATGGAACTTTATCTGCTGCTGGAACCTTAAAAGACTATTGGCAAGCCAGAGGAACGTATACTAGTCCCGGAACCTTATCTAGTACAAACCCCAGAGTTAGGCAGGTTAGATTGTATACTGGTTTTAGCGCAGGTCAAACTTTTAATGCATATACAGATCCTAGATACAATGAATATGCTCTAAGCGACGATAAAGTATATAGGGTAAAAGATAAAACGGTATCTGGTAGTCCTGCTCCATCTGCGGGTAACAGTGGCTGGATAAAAGGAGACCAATGCTCCAAGAGTTTAAGAGCATGTAATTCTAGATACTGTGCGAGGTGGACTACGGCTGGTGGTGGTGGAAAGCCTGATGTTACAAAAATTAGCGATAAGGAGATACCTTTTGGTGGATTTCCAGGACTTTCAGCCTGATATACTAGAATATGCTAAACAGTGCTACCCAAGAGAGTGTTGCGGCATAATAGGTAAAAGGGGAAAAAACATAATTTGGACTCCAATGGTTAATATATCTGAAACTAACGATACATTTCAGATGGATCCCAAAGATTATACTAAGCAAGCACTAAGTCAAAGAATATTAGCAATAGTTCACAGCCATATAGATGAACCTGTAAAAGCCAGTCAGAATGATCTAATACAATGCAATGCTATGAATTTGGATTATATTATAGTAGATATTGACGGTAATTGGAACCATGTTAAGCCTTTAGAGGGTAGACCTTATATTTGGAAGAGATATGACTGCTTAACTCTAGTTTCAGACTACTATAAAATGCACTACAATATGAGTATAGAGTGGGAAGATAGAGAGTATGATACTTATGAGCAAGTCAATTACTTTTCTAATTTTCCAGAGTTTGGATTTAAAGAGGTATCAGATTTATCAGTTGGTAATGTAATACTATTTAAAATAAGAGCGCCAGTTGAAAATCATTGCGCTGTTTATTTAGGTAATGGAAAGATACTACATCATACAGAGAACAGATTATCGGCAATACAAAGTTTGTACCCACTGTGGGCAAAATTTAAAACTAGGATATTAAAACATGAAAGTTTATTTAATGGGTGAGCTGGGCAGTAAGTTTGGCGAAGAGTGGGACATGTCTGTGCCCCGGATCAAAGATATATTTAATTTGATTGGATGCCAAAGAAAGGGCTTTCGTGAATATATTACTGATTTAACTAAAAAGGGCGTTAACTTCACTATACAACGCGGAGAGGATTTCATAGGAGAGGAAGAACTACAATTATCTTTGTCAGAAAATGATGTTATTATTACTCCCGTTCCCGCAGGAGCAGGATCTGTGGGTAAAATTATAGTAGGAGCAATACTTCTAGCAACAGTTGGGTGGGCTTTAGTGGCGGCTGGTACGATGGGTGGGGCTGGTCTTCTTGCATCATCAGTTATAGGAGAAACTGCTTTTTCAACGGCTATTGTTGGTAGTCAGTTAACTGGTGTTGGAATGGCTGTAGCAGGACTAGGGTTATCCCTAGTTATGGGAGGCATTCAAGAAATGCTAGTTCCTGAGCCTGGTAGGGACCAAGTAGAGCAAGAAAGTTATTTATTCGGGGGAGGAGTAAATAGTATTAAAGAAGGTCTACCTGTTCCTGTTATATACGGACAATTAGAGGTAGCTGGTAAACCTATATCAGTAAATTATGTATTAACAAGGCCAATTAGTAGTAGTTGGACTTATCAGTCACCCAATAATATAAAAACTATATTAGAAGTGGCTAATAGAAACAGTAATTTTGCACCTGCTCCATAGCGAGAAAGGAAGAACGGAGTAAAGAATAATGAATCCAATTGGCATCAACTTAAACGCAAGCGGAGAATCAGTAGCACAAGATCTTGCTGACAGGCAAGAAAATAACAACAATAATCAGAACAGTGAACAAACTATAGTAGATGTTCAGTCAGAAACAACCTCAACAGGCTTGTCAAAACAGCAGTATGCAGTAATATATGATCTAATAGCCGAGGGAGAAATAGAAGGCCTCGTTAACGGTCCCAGATCAGTATTCCTAAATAACACACCTTTAGCTAGTGGAGACACTGATTTTTTATATGGTGCTCAAGGTGCAAATACCGTCCTTACAGCCAATGCTTCAGGAACCTCATTAACAGTTAGCGGAAGTCTGCCCGAGTCAGAGGAAGAATCATATAGACAAGTAGTGATAGAGGGTGCGGGCAAAGATCCTGGGAGTACAATTTTTACTCTTTCTGCTGGTTCAAATGTTGTTACAACTAACTCCGATTATTTTTCAAGCAATCAAGAACGAACCTATGAGGAGGATTTGGGGGTCCTTAAAAGCAACCAACTAGAGTTTTTATCAGAAGATGGTCAATTTTTTACAGCTCCAATTTCTTATGTAGATGGTCCCAGGGAAGCACGTCTAAATTCTCAATCACCTATTTCAGGAACTTTCTCAGTCAATGCGGGCACCTTATATTCTAATTGGGAAACGTCCGTTCTTACAGATTTTAGCAGCAACACTATGACGCTAACTGATGCTGTATTAAAGAATGTAACAAATGCCAGGATAGTTTTTAGTTCTACGTATAGCAGAATAGATGAACTAAATAACCCTTGGAACTTTGAAGGATCTTCTTTATCTTTTTTTAACGGAAGCTTAACCCAGAGATATCAACCCTCTAGTGGAGGATACAGCACCGCTTCTTACTTATATAGTACAAATGAAGCCTTAAAGCAGCATGCTGATTTTACTGGGGGAACAGCTAGTAGCACATTTGTGAATCCTAATTCAATGAATATAGCAAATGCTTCAGATATTGATAGATTTACAGTAACTATAGAGGGTCCATCCTTAATATCTACTAGTGAAAATACTGGAAGAGAGTATCAACAGCCTGTAGAGATTCAAATATTCTTTAGATATCAGAGAGAAGGAGACAATACACTATCAGACCCAGTTTTAGTTGTAGGTCGCAACAACCCAGACCCAGAAAATCCTGCCGGTAGGGGATATTTTGAAGCAAAAACAAAGAAACCCTATTCAGTTCAGTTTGCTTTTGATGTTCAACAGTTTCAACCCTTTACTGATTGGCAAGTAGAGATTAAAAAAGTAACTTCTGATTCCGGGCAATCAGAGCAGTATAATAGGACTAGAGACACTACATTAAAAGGTGTTCAAGCTCAGGTTGTAGATCATCTAAATTATAGAGGAACTGCATATGGTATTGTCCAGTATTCAGCAAAAGATTTTTCACAGCCACCAAGCAGGTCATATTTAGTAAAAGGTAAACTAATAAAAGTACCTACGAACTATATAACTAGAGATGAAAATGATGGTTTTAATGCTCTCTATACTAGAAACGTTACAACCGGAGCAAACACCGGGTCTGAACAAGACTGGAATGGGCTCTTTAGAGGAGAACCCGGTAGTTCAGTAGCAAATCGTAAAAAAGTTTATTGTGATAATCCTGCTTGGGTATTTTATGATATTCTGACTAACCCGGTTTACGGATTGGGGGATTTCATAGAGAAAGATCTTATAGATGTATATTCTCTTTATCAAATAGCTCAGTATTGCGACGAATTAGTTCCTAATGGGGAAGGTGGAGAAGAACCAAGATTTACAACTAATGTAATAATAGAGAGTAGACAAGAAGCCTATAAGGTATTAAAAGATTTAGCTACTGTATTTCGAGGAATTTTATATTGGCTAGATGGTCAGGTAGTAGCAATACAGGACTCTTTAAAAGAGCCTGTCTTTAATTTTACACAGGGAAATGTAATCAATGGAATGTTTACATACGAAGGACAGTCTTCCAGAGTTACTAGAAATAGGGTGAATGTGACTTGGAGAAATCCAGAAAAGGCTTATTCTAGCGAAGCAATAGTAGTAGACGACTTAGAATCGATAGCTGAGAAAAATGCTATATTATCTGACAATATAGTAGCTTTTGGTTGTACTAGTAAGGGACAAGCAATTAGAGCTGGTAAGTGGTACTTGGAAACCAATGCTAGAGAGAATGAGGTTATTAAATTCGAAACGGGATCTAATGGCTCTTTCATACTACCAGGTGATATTATAAATGTTCAAGATCAAGAAAGATCTTTCGTTGAGTATAGTGGTAGAATAAGTAATGATCAAGCTAATGTTCTAGAAAACCCTACACCCGATGCAAATACCATACACTTAGACAGAGAAGTTACTCTTCTTAGCGGAAGCTCTTATATATTACATGTTTATTTTTCAGGGGGAGCAGCCTACTTAGCTCAAGACAAAGATGCAACCATATCTTCCACCCTCTATAAAACAGGGCAACTAATATCAAGTATTACTAGCAAAGAAGACGCGGCCGACGCTACTGATGATTCTGGAAATAGGGTTCAGGTATATTGGTCCGACAAAGGACATATACAGTCAGCTGAAGTAGATGAATCGTCTTCTAGCGGTAATGTTATTCAATTAACTTCTGGCTTTTCACAAATTCCTGAGCCAGACTCTATCTGGGCTTTAAGCACTGATGCGGCAAATGTATCAGAAGATCTAGAACTAAGCAATTTCAAACAGTATAGGGTTTTAGGTATAGAAGAACAAGAAGAGGGCGAGTATGCAATTATAGCTTCTTTATATGATGCAACAAAATATACTATAATTGATTTTGGTTATCCCTCTAATTATGATCCTAATCTGGGAGACCCTATTAAGGTTCCGGGGTATGTTCCTGCTCCTGATGAGCTTGGCTTGGCTTACGAACTAACCGGAGGAGCAGAAAGCTCCATAGAAGATCCGGAAGAATTAAGCCCTATAGCTACAGCCTATTGGACTCCTCCAGAAGAAAAAATACCTTCCGAAACAGTTGATGCTACAACCACACTTTCCACCTCCCTAAGTGAGATAAATAACGGAACAATATCTGTTGCTAGCTCAGCTGGCTTCAAGACCGGAGGTGGTGTAGGTGCTATACTAACTGGAAATGGGACGGTTAAAGAGTTTTTTTCTTACGACGGTAAGTCCACAGGAGAATTAACAGGAGTTAAGAGAGCATTTTATACAACTCGAGCATATAGTCATCCAAAAGATTCGGTTGTGGAAGACAGAGGATTTGAAACCCTTCCTTATAGATATTTAAACTATTTTGAAGTGCAGTTAGATAATAAAAAAATTGCTAGAACTTATGGGACTTCTCTTAGCTACACGGGTCTTGCGGCAGGACAAACATATCTTCTTAAAGTACGAACCGTTGGGCCCAACAACGAAAAAAGTGACTGGGCCCAAAGAGAGATAACTTTAGTTAAAGAATTAAACACTGAACAAGCTGTTTTTGACCGGGTGTCTTCTCTTGGAATTATTAACAGGTTACCCTCTATAGATAGTGCTACTGGAGAGGTAAATATAGCTCCGGCCGCTTTTACAATAGAGAACCCAGCCAAAGACACCGTAACTGTAGATTCAGTTGTAACTTTAGATTATGGATCTTTAGTTGACGGTGAAACAGCTTATCTATATTATGACCACTCAGAAACTACAACTAGCCCCGTGGATGCTTTTAAGGCTGTGGAGGTTGTAACAGATACTTCTTGGTATGCTTCATCTGCTGGGGCAGTAGCTCCAGAAGTTTATGGTAGTGCCAGCTGGTGGGGCCCTCTTGGGGACGCATCTAATGGTTTGCAGAATGTTTCTGGAACTATTACAACCACATTAAACAGATCTAAAGTAATTGGCTCTGGAACTTCTTTTACAACAGATTTTAGTTCTGGGGATCTTATTCGATTTTCTACCGTAAATACTCCAGGAACCTTTACGGGGGATGCTTGGTATTCTAGAGTGGAAAGTGTAGTAAGTGATACAGAATTGTATACTGTTTTACCTGTTACAAAGGTATTTACTGGAAGTTTTGCATTTAAGCAGTCCTTGGTTCCTCAGTCAGATAAAGATCTTTTGGTATCAAGAATTACAGCAGAAGGCTCCACAGAAGTCTATAGTATACAAACTTTAATTTTAACACTAGTAACCTCCGACGAGGCTCTAGAAGCAGAAACAGTAAACTTAGTTGCTAGTAGTTATGTGGCACAATACGATGGAGACGGTTTACTTGAAATTGAAAGTCCCGACAATAATATTACTCTTACTGCAACCCCCGGAGGAGGACTAGGAGTAACCGAAGGGTTACCCTCCGATGTTAGGTATAGATTTATAGATAATTCCGGTGTTTCACCAGAGGTAAAACAAGACTGGAGCACTGATAATACATATGTCATTCCCGAACTAGATTTACCCGCTCCAGGAGAGTCTTTAATATATACAGTAGAGGCTACTGACGCATCAGAATCTCCTTATGCTTCTGAAGCTAGTGACCAAGTAACTATAATTGCAATAAGTAGAGGAAGAGATGCAGAAACAGTAAACTTGGTTGCTAGTAGTTATGTATCTAAGTATGATGGTACTGGAGCTTTAATAGATGTAAGTCCGGCCAATAATATTACTCTTACTGCTACACCTTCTGCGGGATTAGGCTCTCCCATACAATATAGGTTCTTAGACATTACAGGCACTCCAACAGTAAAACAAGACTGGAGCACTGATAATACATATGTCATTTCCGAACTAGATCTACCCGCAGTAGATACAATAACAACTTATACTGTCGAAGTGACCGATGGGGTTTCTCCTTATTCTTCCGAAACCTCAGATAACGTTACTATCACAGCCATCTCAGATGGAGCCACAGGGCCAGACGGAAGACCTGGACTACCCGGGGCTACTGTTCTATTAGACTATGACGATTTCCAGGGGGTTGTTTCTTCTGCCGGCCAGTATCAATTATCTACTGATACTATAAATGATGCTGACGCAGGTGCAGAGGGAAATGCTTGGGGAAATGCTACAGCAGAAGCAGGAACCTCCCCATCAATCAAGGCTATATTTTTACATGAGCAAGATTCCAACTCAGTGGATCGCTCAGCCGAACTAGAACAAATTCAGATTAACGACCACATTACTTGGTATGATAGTGATGGTCGATGGATTGATTACAGCGTTACAAATATTTTAGCTAAATCTGGATCTGTATATGGCTTTGAAGTAAACTATGTAGAGCATGATGAAACGGATGGAACTGGTAATATAAGTGCCAGTCCTTCAATACCTATATTAATAAGATTATCCAGAGCTTTAGAGCCTATAACTGGAATCCTCACTAATGAATCCCATGCTGAAGCAGCAGACCAAGACGGAGTTTTACTGAATGATTTTAATGATGCTGGAGGAACCTTCAAAGTATACAAAGGAGTAGAAGAAGTAAATTCACTCACCCCCGCACCTTCATTCAGTGTAGGTTCTCCAGCAACAGTAGACGGGTTAACAATGTCTATAGACTCTGCTGGGGTATATTCTCTTAGTGGTTCTCCTGCCGAGTGGACGGGTGATCAAGCAATTTTTGAACTAACTGCCACTTATCAAGGAGTATCTGTAACAAAAATATACAGCATTATCAAGGTTCCAGAGGGTAAGGCAGCTATTAATGGGTATTTAAATAACGAAATCCATCAAGAGCCAGCAGATCCAGATGGTCAGTTAACCGACTCTACCCCCGCATTAGGAGACGCCGGAGGCACATTCTATGTGTACGACGGACTTACAAACGTAACCACTTCAGGAGACGTAGAATACTCGGTAGTTGGGGGTAGTGGCAGCCCCTCCACTAGAACTATAGACGGACTAGAACTTAGTATTGATTCCGAGGGTGTTTATAGTTTATCAGAAGATCCTGATTGGACTTCTGACAGGGTAACTTTTAACTTACAGGCAGTATATACGGGCCATACACCTTCGGTTACTTTGTTTAAGAATTATACTATATCTAAGTCTAAGCAAGGAACAACGGGTATAAATAGTGCAACAGTATATTTATACCAAAGATCAGATGGTCTGCCAAGCCCATCAAATCCGGCAGATGGTACAATTTATACTTTTGCGACCGGAAATGTGCAGATTGGCTCTCCTACCAATGGGTGGACTACCGATATACCAGAGGGATTGGACCCTCTATATGTTATCGTAGCTACTGCTGCTTCTAATAATGATGCTGATGGTATTGCTGCCAATGAATGGTCCGATCCAGTTTTATTTACTGGTGCGGGAATAAACACTGCATCAGTGTTTGTGTATCAAAGAACATTAATAAATACAGCACCATCTAATAAACCAGCAGGAGTTACTACTTACACCTTTGAAACTGGTAATATAAATTTTACTACGGACAACGGCTGGACCGCAACCATTCCAGATGAAAGCGGTGGTCCTTACTTATGGGTAACTCAAGCTACAGCAGCCAATACTACCTCCACAGATACAATACAAGCTACAGAATGGTCTACCATACGACTTCTTTCTCAGGTTGGGGCAGACGGTTCTGCCGGTGTTAACGCTCAAGCTGTAAAATTAGAATCCAGTATCTACGCTTTTGCTTACAATGCTGTAGATGGTACTCTAGACACAGTGGGAACTCCCTTACTTACAGCTACTGCTATTAACTTTGAAGCCTCTCCTCAGGTTAAATACAGATTTACAGACCTGTCTGATTCAACAGTAATACAAGACTGGAACACCGATAATACAGTAGATGTAAGTGCTTATATACCTGTAGCAGAAGAATCAGTAAGTATTCAAGTAGAGGCTGGTTCAGGAGGAAGTCCTGTTGAAGCAACCGACACTATAACTCTTATTGGTCTACAGGCAGGAGCACCAACTATTAGTCTATCATATACTAATGCAAACCACACTGTTTCCATAAACAATGAAGGAGAATATGACTGGACCGGAAGTGGTGGGCTATTTGAAGTATTTGAGGGCGCCACACCATTTAGTTTAGGGGCTAATGGTAATAATTACACAGATCATACGGGCCTAACTAATGGGGAATACCAGTTAGGAATAAATACAGTATCTGGAAATAATTTGGTTGAGCCTACTGTTACAAGTGCCTCAGATTCTCCAGCAGTTTATGCTACCATAGGAGAGTTCTCTGGTAATCTAACCCAAAATACTGTATACAGAATAACAGCCTATATAAAGACTAGCCTGGGCGAAGAAATAATAAGATACATGGATATAAGTTTTACTAGGTCAGTAGAAGCTAGACCCGGATTACCGGCTGCTTCTACTCTTATGACTTATGATGACTTAGAAACAACTTCTCCTGATGATAGCGGGCAGTATGGATTCCGCACAGCCTCGG